ATGCCTGGTGTAACCCCGTACTGGCGAGTCCGGTAAACGCCCCATATACCACTGTTTCCAGCGTAATAGGAGTTTTGCCCAGGTATGCGGATAAAACCGCCAGGACAGCACCCAGTATCGCCAACACCGTAGGAATGTACTGGTTGCTTACCTTGTCCAGCCATGTTATATGTTTAATACAGTACCCCACAATTAAGCATGCCACCAAAACAACCGGTATGTAATATTCTTGTAAAAATCCTAAATCCATATTACTCTTCCACCTTTCTTTCCAAATCCTCAATTCTGTGGTTTGCTACCTTTACTTTTTCTTCCAGCAGGAAGGTCCTCTCCACAACCGAATTATGTTTTTCCACTTTCTTTTCCAGCTGCTCTATCCTGTACTTTATAAGCTGCGTGCCGCCGAAGCTTCCAGCAAGCGTTCCGAGCAAAGATAGAGTAGCAACTATAATTGTATCCGGCATATTGCTCTCCTTTCTCTAAAATATGCAATTAAAAGAATACCCGCTAAGGTTCCGCTCTAATCTCCATGCGCTTACCTCCTATCTTTTAATCTGTATGCAGCACATAATTACAACGCCCAACACTGCTCCTGCGGCAAATGCCAGTACATATCCCATTACGCTACCTCACTTTCTGGTTCTGCATAAGTTTCTTCCGCCAGAAGTACGAGCTTTGCATATTCCTCTTCGGAGATTCTGGACATTGCAAAATAGACGTCCAGCTTGGCAACAGCTTCGTCTTTTGTTCTGTAAAATTTCTTTTCAATCAGATTTGTCATAAGTTTTACAATTACTGTGTTGTTCATTTTTCTACCTCCATGTTATCTAAGATGTTGTTTGTGTCATTCTCTATCATGGCCGCCTGGGTGGATAAAGGCATTAAAGAGAGTAGGTTTGCTGTTTTCTGTGTATTTGCCGTTACAAGTTCTTTTATTTTTTTATCTATATACAGCTTTGTATCTGCCACATAATCCAGCTGCATATCTGCATTTGCATTATTGGTTACTACTGTAGTTGGATAGTAGGTGTGTAGGGCTTTAAATTTCTGTTGGGTTTCTTCGGGGAGTGGCTCAAATACCGGAACATTTAACTGTGCCACAAAATACAATGGATGTGTTTCCAGATATTTAAGTACTGCTGCATTGTTTTCTTCTATCGTAGTCTCCGCCGCTAAACCGAGCCGTTCACGAGAAAGTCGGAAATCAATCCCCTGTTCTGTCATCCACGCACATTCTTCATCATTAAACCGAGAATTCTTAACCCTAGATTCTCTGGCTAAAATAGCACCTGTTTTCTTTAATGTTTTATCAGCTACCCGGGTAAGAATTGTATTTTTCTCCACTGCACCATAGTTAGATAATCTGTTATTCAATTCGCTGTTTTTATCGATTGTTTTTTCGGTCAGATATTTTTTTACTCCAATAACTCCGTCCTGTTCACAGATTTCGTCACAAACCCACTGCTGTCCTGTGCTATCGGTGTAATTACCGCCGGATGTTACTGGAATGCCCGGGAGGCCGTCTGGTGTCTGGATTGCAAGAGATTGTTCGGCATAGGGCTCGTATGGCAGTGGTGTATCTCCCAGATTAAACATAATGTCGTAAAACTCTGACGACATACTGTTGTTGTTTATATCGAATCGGAAATACATTTTATCCCCGTCTTCTATATCCACTGTTCGCTTTCCCGCATTTCCAGTGCTCTGGTATACAGTGCCACTCTTCTTTTCTACAATCAAATACATTTCAACTGTGTTTTCTCCATTCGTTCCGCCGTAAGGTTTATTACTCTTAAAAGACAGCGTGTATTTTCCCGGCGGAAGAGATAATTTATCTGCTTCTTTGTTTAAGAAAAATACCATGTCTTCTTTGCCCGTAGTGCCTTTACCAGTAAACGAGATTCTATCTCCGTTTAACGTAATCTGTTTTGCAGAATTATTAACCTCATATCCCTTAAATTTGTTCAGAGGAAACAGATTCCCGGTAATTACATTTGCGTTTATTTCTCCATTTTCTGCATTATTTTTTATCTCCTGCGGATAATCCGGAGAAGGGGAGGGTTTGCCGCCTGTGTAGGGTTCGAATGGTTTCGCAGTATCTCCGGCATTAAGCATATACCAATATTTATTAAAAGTAACAAGGTTATTGGTATTTGAGTCGTTTCTATATGCGATAGTAATATACCCATCTTTAGACGGGAAAGTCCTGCTCTGGCCGCTATACACGCCATTCGAGTTGCTGGTAATTTCAGAAGCTGATGCTTTTACATTACCGCTTATAAGCATAATATACGCACTTTGGTCTGTAGGACTTTTGGGTATATTAGAGGATAGTGTAAAATTTCCTTCTCCAACTGCGAGATTGAGATACTTAAAACCTCGGCTATCGTTTTGCTCTATTTGTGACTCATCAAACAGCTGCGCTCCAGTAGTGGTAATCTGTTCGGACTTCCCGAAGATTTTAAACTCCTCCATAAACGCCTCTGCGCTGTCGGCAATCTGTACCACACTGCCTTTTGCCGTCTCTACAATAGCCCCTGCTTTACTTTGCCGCAGGTCTGCAATGTCCGTTTTGTTGGTCTGTATCTGCTCCCGGTCTGCGATAATCTCCTGGGCGGCGACCTGTACAGCCTGTACCTGTTTTTCTCCCTCTGCGGTTACTTTCCCGGTCTGGGTTGCCCCTTCTGTCTGTACCGTTTTTACAGCTTCTGTTTTTGCTGTTTCTATTGCTCCTGTAGCTGTTCTCTGTGCAGTCTGGATATCTCGCACGGCAGTTTCTCCGGCAGTCTGCACCCGGTCTGTCTGGGTCTGTCCGGCGTTGTTTACATCTGCAAGTGCCTGCTGTGCAGTTAAAATAAATTCCTGTGCAGTCTTATCTACACTGTCCTTGTTTTCCTGTACCTGTGTGCTTAATTCCTCCACAGCTTCTTTGGCTTTCTGTACGGCTGCTCTATCCTCTGCCGTTTTCCCTGCTGCCGCCTGTGCTGCGGTGCTGGCATTTTCGGCTGCCTGCTTATGTATTTCTCCCTGTTCTGCGGATGTTTCCGCCCGCGTAGCTGCTTCCTGTGCGTTTTTAGATAATTCCTCTACTTTGGCCACTTGCTCGTCTATCCCGGACACGGATTCTACCAGACGTTCTACTTCTTTTCTGTCTTCTGTCGTCTTCCGGGAATCTTCCTGGGCTTGTCCAGCGTAATATCTGGCATTATCCTCCGCTCTCTCCGGCAGGTCTTCCCGGCCATGTGCCCAGCCTTCTGCCTGCTTTTCGGATTCTGCCGCCTGCTCTGCCGCCTCCCGGACGGCCTGCACCGCCTCGTGGAAAATGTCCGGGTTATCTGTGCCGCCTGGAACTTCTGGTTTCGGTCTGGCCGTTACCCCTAAAGTAATCCGATATTCCGTCTGGCCGCTGGTGGCATCTGTTAAAAATACAAATGCGTAGATGCTGTAATCATTTGTGCTGTCGTTGTTTTCTAACATGCTGTCCGGGATAATCACATCTGTAACCCCGTCTTTGGTAATCCCTATACGGGGTACGGACGTACCGCCGTTTGGCTGCAATGCAAAGTCGATTTCCACCGCCGCCGGAAGGTTTAAGCCCTGGATGCGCAGGACTTGTCCATAATC